TTATATATGTTATTATATATATTAATTATACACGACTGACAGGAGAATGCAAATTGGAACCTATTCGGCAAGTCGCAGATGATGGGCGCAAGGAACAGATTGCTGCCTACCACCTATCAAGTATCTATCCTGACTGGAGATACTACTCAACACCAAGGTTTTACTTCTCAGACTTTCACCTGACTAAGGCTTGGGGTGATGGTCGTGAGAACTACATAGGTGACTTAGAAATCAAGTGGTTGAAATCTCAACTATCTGAAGGGGCGGTCTTCCCCTTTGAGAAGTTACAGAAGTTAGTTATCGCACCACCGTACACAGATGGGGAAGAGTGCTTCCACAGAATCTGCTTCAGGTTCTCAGATGCCACAGCCATCATCCCAGTCTCACACCTAGCAGGGGACATCCCAGTCTGGAACATACGACAGGACACTCAGGAGCGTGACTTGGTTATCAAACTTGAGCCAGAGCGACTCAACCTTTACCTAATTCCGCTGGTAATTCCTGCATAGAAAAACAAAAAGAACCCCCCAGCCTAGTATTTCTACTAAGCCGAGGGGTCTTCGTGTCTTAAAACAGCCTTGGAAGGCTTCTAAAGGTTACTCGTCGGAGCCTCGCCCGAATGCCTTCTCGTTCTTATCTGCCCACTTTGCCAATGGTGCAGCCAATGCGCCGATAAGTACTGCGTACTCTGGCTTCATATCTGTAAGCAAAGCGATACCCATAGTGATTGCTGATGCAAGCAAGGCTCGTAGGTAAGACTTAATCGCAGCGACATCCTTTGGGGTGATGAACTTCTTGATTAGTGCTTTCATTTCTTTTCCTTCTTTTTCGGTAGGGGCTTCAGTCTTAAGGCTGCTAACCTGGCTTGGTCAACAGTTTTGTAAACTGGTTTGTCTAACCAAGGGAACCAAGGGGATGTGTCATCTCCGCAGTTATCCTTAATTGATATATGTAAATGCTTGTTGTGTGGGTTGCTGCCAGTATAAGGCTTGTCACCTCTACCAGGAATCCATATCTGTCCCTTGAAGATTAGATATTTAACTCTCTTATCTTTCTTCAACTCTTCATAAATCTCAGCACAATCAATGTTGTTTGCTGGGTCGTGAGTTAAATCTACTGCAAGCCCTGTGTTGTGGTCAGAATCAGGACTGGCTTTGAGGTGAGCAGCAGAAGGGAGTAAACCATCTGATACTTTCTTTCTCCTTGGAGATAGAGCCGTCGCCTGACGGAGCACAGCAATTGCAGCAGGTGTGGCTTTCTTGGCTACAGGTTTCATTGCTCATTTCTTTCCTTGTTGAATTAAAATCTGGTAGAGAATCTCAACCTTTTCTTCAAGTCTTATGACAGAATCCTTAAGACTTGAACCTGAGTTTGGCTTGAGTTCATAGAGGTAATGCTTGACTAACCAACGAACCGCTCCTGCAAATGCAGTTACGATTGCTATTACAGATACGATTAATCCAGCCCAGTTTGCTGCGGTCATTTATACGGTCCTAATGGTCATCTCAATAACACCACCGTAGCCAGTAAAGCCTCGGTCAGGTGGAGTTAGGCGGGTAAATGAAATTTGCTCAATGACAACCTGGCGAGATTCGCCTGTGGTTAAGTCCTGCCAAGTTACAACGTCACCATTTTCTTCAATGGATTCTAGTTCTGCAATTCGGTCAAAGGCTCTGCCTTCGTATCCAACCTGCACGTTGTATCTGTCAGTCTCCACGTCGTAGCAATAGACGGGAAATCTCATTACTCGCTGGCGAGGTGTAGCAATAGTTGCCTTCGCCTGATAGCCCTTCATAATAGGACCCAATGATGGGGTAGTTCCATCTCGGTACATAATAAACTTATAGGCAACATACTCTTGTGCGCTTTGTGGCTGAGATGTAGTTACCTCAATAGGTGGGACTGATACGTCATAGGAGATGTGGTCATACTCAAGACCATCTGCATCAACAGTTTCTAAAGTCATAGAGCCATAAGTGAAATCACCACGGGCAACAAGACGCTTAAAGTTTTTAGGCTCAAGTGTTTGGAATCTAATGTAGCCAGTCTGTAGGTAACCAGTTGGCATCAGTTGTGTTTCATCCTCAAGATAAACAGCACCAGGTTTATTAACTACAGCAGTAGCAGATGAAACAGCAGTAGATGCAACAGTTGCTGTGACTGCACTTGTATAAGTAAATGTTGTAGTTGTTGCAGATGTAACAGTCCAAGGACCTGTAGTTGAATTGAAGTTAGAGTCAACTCCTTCAACCCAGATTGAGTCACCTGCTACTAAACCGTGGCTAGATGCGGTTGTCAATGTTGCAACACCTGATGTCATTGCCTTGTTGACAATGGTTCCACCCACTGTATCTCCGTTGCTACAGAAGATTAGTTGGTCAGTACCATTAGCAAAAGCACAGGCTGTTGTATAACGTCCTGTTACACCGCCATAATAAAGGTCGTTAGCCCAAGCAAAGCGAAGCGGTTCAATCTCAGCACTTAAGTCAATACGAATAAGACCTGGTTCACCATCTACACCTGTAGCACACCAGACATAGTGGTCACGAGATGCAAAGTCATAGACTGGCTGAGATGTTTCTACAATTAGAGGTCCATAATTCAGGCTTCCGTCGTCTCCTACTTGAGCAACACGGATACCCTCACTAGTTCCAATCATCATATAGCCAAGGTAGTAGTGAATCTTGTGTACTACTTCACCAGCAGGAAACTCTGCTGCAGTAATGGCTGAGGTAAGAGTTGGCATTACACCAGCGGTAGACAAAGTAAATTTAATAATTGTTGATTGGATGCCGTTGTACCCAGCAACATAGATGGCAGCACCAGATGCTGCTACTGATGTAAAGACGTGAGTAGATGACGGGTGCGTATATACAGCAGTAGGCATAGCCACAGCAGATGGAGCAAACTCATATACCTTGTTGTCAGCACATAGGACAATACGCTCTTTGACGTACTCCATTGTTGCGTTAGAGATGGTGCCAATTTCATCAAACATCAATGTCACATCTGCAGTAGATGCAGAGGTACCAGTCAAAGGCTTCTTGTATACAGTCTTCTTGGTTGATGTATTGGTAATCCAGAAGGCATATGTTCCATCATCACAGATGGCATACACAGGTGAGTCTGTACCAGCGTTGTAGTTGATGAAGTGTGTTTCAGTTCCAGTAGTATCAATCTTGTCAACGTCGTACTCATCTGCCAGTAGCACGCCTGATGTGTTGTTCCACTTGATAGAGCGTAAGTATTGGTTGGCTCGTCCGTTGGCTTGGATATCACCAGTTGTTATGTGACCAACGTTGACATCATTAAGGAGAGTTACCTGTCCTGGTGTCCAGACATCTACACCCTTAGACTCTGCATAGCGGTAGTGGTCAGGTGAGTTGGATGTGGTTGTGGCTGGGTCATAGAATGTAATGCCATCTCCATAATGGAATGATGACTGACTACGAATCCACCAACCAGTAAGTGACTGCTCGCCTGGTTCTGTCTGGTTATCAAACTGTTCCTTCTTAAAGGGTGCAGTCTGACGAATGTATGGTCGTCCGTCGCTAATGGCATAGATGAATGGCATACCACCAATAGCAGTATCGTATGCAATATCTGTGTTTTGCCAAATGGCAGAAGTTGCTACGACACCAACGTCAACCGCAATCGCCCGCGTTGCACGACCTTCGGTAATATCACGACCAGCCACTTAGTCTCCTTGTGTTTGTTGTTTACTTTCTTCAATCTTCTTTTTAATTGCTTGCATATTCCAGTACATAGCGTAGTAATCCACATCAAGAGAGAACCTCTTCATATGCTTTACTAACGCCCCAGTATGTGCGTGTAGTGGGATGCCAGCCTTCTTCATCTTTCTAAAGAAGATAATGTCCTCACCAATAAACTCATCATCATTGGCGCTGCCAGTCTCTAAGAACATAGACTCGCCAGGATGTGTGCTTCTCATCTTTTCTATAATAGACTTGTGCATTAAGACAAGACCAAACCCTGCTGAGTCACACTTGACAACTTGGTTGTCAGGTAGTGGGTGCAGGTACTGAATCTGAAATTCAGATACATCATTGAACAAGACTGGATAAGGTTGCATCAGAGTTCCTTCATTCTGTTTAGAGATGAAGTAAACCCCGCTGACAACAGGACGGTGGTGCTTGTCTGCTGTCTGCCAGAGTTTTTGCATTACGTCTAAAGTCAGAACAATGTCTGAGTCAACCCATAGAATCCAGTCGGTCTTGATATTGTCAGCCCAGTAGTCCCACAGGACTTGACGCTGACGACCTATCTGATTACCCTGAACTCGGATGCTTGTGTGGATAGGCATACCATTGGAACCACCTGCAATCACAGCGGTCATAAGACCTTCCGTGAACTTGCCATCAGTGGTTCCGTTGTCGCACCATCCAATTGCTACTGTCTCTTTTGGTCCTACCATTTTGTCCCCCTAAATAGCAAACTGTTTTGCCTATGGTATATTAAACACTATGACTCAAAAAATTACTTTTATTGCTAAAGATAAGTACTCATACGATTTGTGTGACCGCCCATTTCCAGCCAGTCAAGCCCTACCTAAGTGGCACAGGGATATGACTCCGTATCAGATTTCTCCTGATAACCCAGATGGAAAAAAGTTTATTCTTGAGAATCGTATGTCTAACGCTACATTCAAGAAATGTGTACCAATGTTAGATATGTTAACCTCTGGGTACATCATCCCATTGTGGTCAGATGTGCAGGTCAAACAGACTATAACTGGACCAAGAATAACTTGGCGTTCTAGTCTTGAAGTCTTTGAACAACACGGAGAAAACTCTCAGCATATTGAGAGTCCACTTGGATATACAAACTCTGTATTTAAGTTTATGAACAAGTGGATTCCCAATACGCCAAAGGGTTATTCTGTTTTAGTATTGCCACCAGTCGGTCATAAGAACCTACCATTTAAGGCTATTGAAGCAATACTTGATAGCGATAAGGCAAGCCTTGAACCTTTGTTCCCAATGTGGGTAAAAGAAGGCTTTGAGGGAGTTGTTGAAAAAGGAACACCTTTAGTTCAACTTATTCCTTTCAAAAGAACTGACTGGAAATCTGAGTTTGATTACTATGAAGATGGTGAGCATAAGTTGCGTGAGGATAAAACCTTCAACTCAACTATAGTTAACCACTACATTAAAAACTTCTGGTCAAAGAAGTCTTACAAATAATCTAACTCGTCACCCCATCCGTCAATGACGGATTGGATATATCCCCAGTTCCAGTCTGATTGTGGGACATTGTGAAGATGCAACACGAACCAACCAGCGGGAATTACTTTTGGTGGGTCAAGAGGGCTTGGTGATGTAGTTGTATATTCCTCACGCCAAGCAACTACCGCTGGCAATGCAGCAATAGAAACGCCAAGAAGATTCAAGATTGAATCTCTAATGGCTTCTGTCTGTGGGTCCCAGCCAAATGGAACGGCAATTACATCTTCTGGCTTATTGTCAATTAGACTTTGAGCATCACCATAAACATTATGAAATAAATATTTTTGTGTAGTCATTATGCAATCGCCAACTTTCTAGCAGTTCCTGCTCCACCATTAGTAGTAGAACCATAAATAGAAACACCTGCACCACCTGCAGCGGTTGGTGTAATTGTTGATGAGTCTGTTGTTGATAAGACTGTAACACTTCCACCACCTGAGCCACCACCAGGGCGCTCAGAAGCAGCGGTACCAGCAGCACCGTTAACAGTAATTGAACCTGCGCCAGAGATTGTTCCTTCAACAATAATGAACAAAACTCCACCAGTACCATTGTTACCAGCGTTTTCTCCACCTGCTCCACCGTTGTTACCAGAACCACCAGATGAAGGGTTAGCAGTTGGGTATGGTCCACCAGCAGGAAGGGCAGCACCACCAGCACCACCGTTTGCTCCACCTGCAGCACCAGCGTTAGGTGTTCCAATTCCTCCATAAGAACGTCCACCACCACCACCTGCTCCGCCAGAGAATGATGTTCCAGCAGCACCGTGTGGGGCTGCTACGGCGTTATCGTTTTGTCCACCACCACCAGAGCCTGTTCCGCCACCAGTACCTGCGGTACCGTTTGTGCTACTTGCAACAGCAGCACCACCTGCAGCAGGAACTTCTGGGTTTGAAATTGATGTGTATGTTCCAGTTGCAATACGAATTGCACCAGCAGTCACAGAACCGCCTGATACACCAGTACCGCTGTGGTTAGAACCACGGCTTGCCATTGATATTGTTCCACCAATATTTAAGTTTCCAGTTACATAAATACAAGTAAATAATTTGCGGTTGCTAGGTATAAATGTTACTCCAGCAGGGATAGTTAAATCTCCTTGAACAACAACCCAAGCCGAACGGGTATCTGCTGTTGTTGTAAACCAATCAGAGTTAGTAAATGTACTAACAGTTGTAGATGTATTCTTAATAACAAAATCATAGGAACCAAGTGACACGCTATTGATTGTCATTGTTCCGCCAGTTTGTACAGCAGAAGTTGATGCTGTTGAGTTAGCCATACCTTTGCCGACAGATGCAACATCTGCTCCACTTACATTGCTGCTTGCTCCAGTAAATGTAATTGCAGTACCAGCCCAAGGCATTAGTGCTGCTGGAGTTCCGCCTAGCATATCTTTCCAGGCAGCGCCGTTCCAGATTTCTAATTTAGAAGAACTTGAATTAAATCCAACATAACCATTAGCAAGACCAGAAGTTGATGGGCGTGTGTTAGTTGTCCAAGTAGGATATTGTGGGTAATTAAGAGAAGGATAAACTGTTTGACCCATTATGCAATCTCCACTCCGCTGATGTGGAAGTCAACTGATGTTGATGATGCGCTTCCAGCGATTACCTGTGTTGCTGGTACTACCTGCTTTAAGTCAAAGAAGGCAGAAGTATTAGCAGCAATAGAGACGCTACCTAGTAGGTCAACGCTATTGATAGTCATTGATGCTGTAACTCCAGCCGTTGTCGGGTTGCAGATAACAATGTTAGTTACTACTGCTGTAGTTCCAGCAGGTGTTGTGTATAGGGTTGTGCTTGTTGTTGCTGCTGCTGTTCTAGCCAGCACCTTACTTACTGTAGCCATTAGTTACTACCTTTCGTTGTTAGTTTAATCCGAGCGCTTTAAGGTCGTCTGTTGTTAAGCCAAGGGCAGCAAGTTTTGCTTCTGCTGCTGCTTTGGCTAGTGCTGCTATTTTGGCATCTTCAATTTTTTGTAACTCTGCTTCTTGAAATGCCTCGTACTCTGCCAATTCAAAATCGGTCATATCGCGAACAATAATTTCATCAGTTTCAATGTTGTGTTCTTTTACTTGTGGTCTGCTCATTAGTTTACTCCGTAAATTCTGATAGTTCCGCCGTCATAATTGCCTGTTGAAACTACCATTGAGAATGATGTCATTGCCGCAGTATGATTTGCGACCAGTTGACCATTGAACAAAATTGGCGAACCACCTTCGTTCACCCATCTTTGTGTGAATGTTCCAACCTTTGGATTCACCGCGTCTGTGTAGTCATAAACCCACATTGCGGCTTTGTTTGTGCCAGAACCATAATTGCCACCATAGTTTTGAGCATTGCCGACTGTTCCGCTGGTGTTGTAGTAAGCAGCACCTGTTGTGGAAGCAGCCTGTAAAACATTCCAAACAACGCCCGTTGAATTTGTTTGATAATTTATTGTTGGATTAAAAGCAGATGTATCTATTCCAAGTATTTCAATATAAAGATGCTTGTAAGATTGTGAAATACCAGAAACAGTTGTTGTTGTAGCAGACAAAGTTGTTGTTGATAGCAATGTCATACTACCGCTAGTAGGAGTAACCCAAGCAGGAACACCACCAGATACAGACAGTACCTGACCAGTAGAACCAATGCCTAAGCGTGCTGGTGTTGCAGCAGCAGAGGCATAATAGGTATCACCTGTGGTTGTTAGCAATCCATCAATGTTTGCTACATCTCTACTGCGTGTCATTAGTTACCTCCAAGAAGTAGTTGTGCTTCTTCTGCTGTAATACCTAGTTTATCTAGTAGTGCCTGCTTTGCAGCAGCCTTGGCTGTTTCTTCTGCTTCTTTAGCCAATATATTGTCAGCCCATTCAGAAATCTTTGCTTCATATTCATCAGCATTTAATTCTGTATAGCCAGTCTCATCACTACCATTTAACAGGACTGGATATTCTGCTTTTAACTCTGTTACTTTTTCTGCCTTAGTTGTCATTAGTCTGCCAATCCATAAACAGCCACAAAGCCGCTTATTGTTCCAGATGATGCGGATAAGATAAAACCTAATGCTGAATTAGCGCCAACAGAGTCGTTGTGTCCAGCAGCCAAAATTGTTGTATTGAGGTATCTCTCAAGACCTTTATATGACCAAGATGTTGGGGTTGCGTTACGGGCTAGTGTCATATCTCCTGATGATGCTTCAGTTTGTAAAGTAAATAACTTGAAGGCTGTTCCATTTGATATTGTTGTTGCCGTTGCACCAGTTAATCTGACTCCATAATACGCACTTGCTTGAGTTGTTGGTCCTGATTTGCGTAATTGAAAATTAAAATCTGTATTTGCAGCAGAGCCAACAATATTAGAAAACATAATATAATAATTTTTGTAACTACTAGAAAAGACACCATCAAATGTTGTTCCTGTATCGGCAACAGTCGTAAATGTTGCAGATGTAATTTTAGTTAAAGCGCCAGGAGTTGGTGTAGCCCAAGTAGGCACACCGCCAGACACTGTAAGCACCTGACTAGATGAACCAATACCTAGGCGACCTACCGCACCAGAAGATGTACCAACAATCAAGTCACCGTTAGCAGTTACTGTAGATAGTGGTACTGCTCCAGTTACGGAGAAAGCATTGACTGTAGTAACAGTTGCAATGTCTCCAGCAGTAAGTGCTGCAAGACCAGTGATAGATGTACCGTTGGTTGCGGTGTAATCAGAACCTCGTACTTGTAGCACGCCGTTAATAAATAGTTGTTCTTGTCCTGGAGTGTAGGCAAGAGTTGTAGATGAGTCGCTGTTACCAGTTAGTGATGTCTCGCCACCTGATGCAGTCTTTACCCAAGTAGTAATACTTGAGGAAGTTGCTGCTGCGCCTTGAGCGCCTAGACCTGCGACAGTATCCCAGGAGGTTCCATTATATCTTTTGACTGCCATATTAGTATGCTCCCATAAGTGTCATAGTGCGTAGGTCAGGGTCTGTGTCTGTTGACTCATCAATCCATACATCTCCTGTTTCTGGAGATGAAGGAGTTGTTGTTCCAACATAGATTCTTTTACCTGGGTCAGCATCTGTTACTGTGATTGGTGAAACTACAACAGTTCCAGTTGTTGCTGTGCTTGTACCCATTCCATCAAAGTCAATGTAGTCATAGGTTGAAGGTGCGCCACCATCAATCTTAACCTGTGAACCACCAGCGACAGCACCCCAAGAAGATGTTGTTCCGTCTGTAGTTAAGTACTTGCCAGATTGTCCTGACTGTGAAGGAACTACATACACAGATGATGTATCAAGAGATACTGTTACTGCACCTGCTGTTCCTCCACCTGTCAAACCAGTTCCAGCAGATACCGCTGTAATATCACCAGCGTTAGCAGGGGACCATTCAAGTCCTGTTGCAGTTGCACTGTTAACGCTTAGAACATAACCATTAGTTGCTGCAACTGTTAGTTGGTCAAATGTTGCTGCACCTGTACCTACTAGTAAGTCACCCTTAGCATCAAATGATGCTGCAACTGCAGCAGCAGCAGAGGCTGCACTTGTTGCTGCACTAGCAGCAGAGGTTGCTGCAGAAGATGCAGAAGTTGCAGCGCTAGAAGCAGATGTTGCTGCAGCGCTAGCAGATGTAGCAGATGAAGTTGCAGATGTAGCAGCAGCAGTTGCGCTGGCTGCAGCGCTTGTAGCAGAGGTAGCAGCAGCACTTGCTGAGTTAGAAGCAGTTGTTGCATATCCTGCAATTGTGGCTACTGAGTTAGCAGCAGTTACTGCAGATGCTGCAGCAGATGTGGCTGAAGTTGCTGCAGCGGTTGCACTTGCTGCTGCACTAGTTGCACTCGTCGCTGCTGCTGTGGCAGATGCTGATGCTGAGGTAGCACTAGTTGCTGCTGCACTAGCAGATGTCGCTGAGGCTGTAGCAGAAGATGCTGCTGCCAAGGCTGAGGCTGCTGCGCTTGTAGCGCTTGTGGCTGCTGCAGTTGCGCTGGCTGCAGCGCTGGCTGCAGATGTTGCTGCTGCAGTTGCTGAACCTAAAATGCTGTCTACATAATCTTTTGGTGTAGCAGATGATGTTGACATACCAACAGATGAAAGACCAGTAATGACTGGGCTACCGCCAATAATAGGACTTGTAATGGTCTTGTTGGTGAGAGTCTGAGTAGCATCATTAATAGTTACTGTGCCTGTTGTGTTAGGCAATGTGATTGTGTTGTCCTGTGTTGGGTCAACTACAGTTAAGGTTGTCTCGTATGCGTCAGCAGTTGTACCCTCAAAGACCAGTACTGCACCAGCAGATGCTGTGCCAGTAATAGTTGGGTCAGAGATAGTTGGCGCTGTAAGAGTCTTGTTAGTAAGAGTTTGTGTCTTAAGCGTACCTACTACATCACCTTCACCTGAACCAATACCGTGCATTGTATGACCAGTACCTGAACCATCATTGTAGTAAGCAGATGCTTCAGCGTGTAAGTTTGCATCACGATAGTCACGACCAATTGCCATATGACGAACTACTGCACCAGCCGAATGCTCTTGGGCTGATGAGCCATCAATGGCACGGGTTATTGTGAAGGTGTTAGTAGAGTTCGCGGTAGCATCTACAATTTCTTCAATGGCTGTATCGGGGTCTAGTACAAGCGTGAAGGTTGTTCCCGCTGTAATAGTTACACCACCCAAGAGTGCTGTGCCTGAAACTACAGTCATTGATGTAGCACCAGATGTAACTGCTCCAGTCAGGGTTGTCTGCTGAGAGCGTGAGGAGTATTTGCGTGTTGTCATTCAGGTTCCTATCGGCTGTAGTGAACTCGTGGGGGATATTGACCCTGGAGGGCTTGAATCTCTTCTCGCAGACGCTGTGAGTAGAGTGCGTAAAGTTGCTTGGTTGCAGATGCGCTTGCACCGTATGGGCGCTTGCCATCTGTCTCGTCTGCCTGTGGGCTTATCTGTGCTGCACGAGCAGGGTCTAGGTATGTCAGTAGTCTGTACGAAGCACCTAGAACAACAATGTCCTTTGCTGACTCCTGATAGCCAGTTACTGTTGTAAATACATCTGATGAGTTCTCTAACGCTGAAGGTGTAGTTAGGTATGTAACCTTGACTATGCGACCTGCAGTAATGTAGTCACTCATTGTTATTGTCTGAGCATTTGAGCCCCACACAGAACCATCTGCAAAGGAATCAAAGTCCCAGCGACGAACTGGAATCCATTCCTCAGTAGGTCCTACATCCTGCCAGTCAATACGAATAATTCTGTCAATGTTTAAGTCATTAAAACCATATGTGTTTACCGCTGCATTGAATGTGAAAGAAGTCTGCTTGACTGCAAGCAACTGATTTCCCATAGCGCGGATAGTGTCGTTGATAGCCTTCTTGACTGAGAAGCGTGGGAAGATTGGCGATACTGTTACCTTGACATCTACTGCGTGAGTAGTTGCTGATGTACCTAGATACCCACGACCATAGGGAGCAATGGTTGCCGTGTTAGCAATACGGTCAAATGAGTCAACCCACAATAGTTCCTCATCAATTTCAAGGACACCTTTACCTACGTTGTCGGTAGAACCAAGACTTAAGATAGTAGGGTTAGAACTTGGTGAGGTCAAAGTTGTAACAGCCTGAGTCAGATATGTTGACCGCTCCTGCTGGTATGTATAACCTGAGAGATTGATGAGAACTTCATCAATAAGGTTTGCTAGTGTTGTCACAGGTTAATACTCCTTAAGGCATCAGTCGGGGATAAGTCTGTTGTTCCTGCTAGTTCGTTGCAGATTCCACCCAATGCCTTGTAGTCATCTGGCTGACGGTTAGCATCTGCCTTAAGATTCAAAGCACCAATAAGTGCCAAGCCAGTTGTTCCAGCATAAACATTTGCAGCCTTAGTAGGAGCAACATATGCGCTGATTGCTGGGTAAGTTCCGCCATTAGCCAAGCGGTTGAGTTCACTAGTAAAAGAACTACCTGCTGTACCTGTTGCCATTATTTACCCTTTCGCTTTGCTGCTGCGTTATCAATAAGGTTAGGGTAAGGACGACCAGCCTTCTTGGCTGCTGCCTTTGCCTTAGCCTTTTGTGCTGGAGTCAAAGGAGTTGATTTCTTTTTAGGATTCTTTGTATCCCAGAATGCTTTCTTCTTCACCATTTCACCTTATCTGCCCAGTAGGCTGCACTCATCTTTCCTTTGGCAATGTTCTTTGCGTGACGTGCCTTAAAAGATTTCTGACGTGCAGTTGGTTGTCTATCCCCTGTCACACCCTGTTGACCAAAGCGAATAGTTTTGACCTTATCGCCTTCTTTTGCCACAACAACGTGTGACTTTGTTGGATGACTTGGTGTGCGCTTAGGCTTGTTAAAGCCTGACACTCCTGCTCGCTTTAGTCTAGGGTCTCTTTGCATTATTTTTTATTCGCCTTCTTAACTGTCTTTTTCGCTTTTGACTTTCCAGCCTCAGAGAGAGCAATAGCCACAGCCTGTTTGCGAGACTTAACAACTTTGCCACCCTTTCCAGAGTGAAGTGTTCCCCGCTTAAACTCGCCCATTACTTTCTCAACTTTGTTCTTCTTCATTAGCACTTACACGCTTTGTCTGATTTTCCGCACTTACGGCACTTGCCTGGCTTACGAACTGGCATTACTTCTTCTTGCCCATCTTCTTTGCTGCTGCCTTCTTAGCAGGAGACTTCTTAGCCATCTTCATTTTCATAGCCATTTCTTCCATCTTCTCTGCCTTCTTGTACATCTTGCCAGCCTTACCAGCCATCTTCTTACCCATCATTTTATGCTCCCAGTTCATTCATAGTTTTTGCTAGTGATTTATCTATCTTGCTTGCATCAGGCATACTCTCACCCTTGTAGGCTTTGCCTAGATTTTCTGAGGCTTTGTAAGCCTCTTCAATCTTGGTCATAGTCGTACCTGATGGTTGAATGCCCTGGCTTCTTGCTTCCCTGTAAGCATTCAATTCTGAATTGAACTTCTTATTGCTCATAGTCTTTTTACTATTAGCGTCACCAGTATTAAGTTCTAATGTCTTGACCTTGCAACCAAAACAATCATCATCACAGTTGGTGTGGTCAATCTCTATATCTTCGTGTTCAAATGGTTTGTCTTGTGTTGCATCACAGAGAGAGCAACCCCATAGTGTTGCTTTGAAGTCGTGCGTCTCTGTAAATCCAAATTCAAGAACCTTACTGATATGGATATGTTCCATTGTCCCCTACTGTTCTACGAAGTTTGCTTCTGTTATTCCTACATTGCCAGCAATAAGTGCTGCCTTTGTTGCATCATCTACTGTGTGGTTATAGCCACCTCTGTAGACTTGTGGATATTGGGCAAGGTCTTCATCCATTGGATAACGAATTTGCTTATAAGTTCCAGAAGGTTGCATAACAATTGTTACGCCTCTGTCCTGACGATAGAAGTCAAATAAGCGACCTTCGCCAATTGGTCCTTCTAATACTGTTGGTGTTGTAAAAGTCCAGTTAGCCATTAGTCCTCCTTAGTGAACTCACCATAAGGCTAGGTTTCCCTAGCCCTACAGTCAATCAACTCAATTAGAGAGCAGCGATTGATGAACCTGATGTGATTCGGTATAGAGCCTCATCACGGTATACAGCGAAGCCAAGTACGCCGTACCAACCCATTGGGCGGAAGCGCATCAACTTATCTGTAACGTTACCGATAACGACGTGTGGCTCTTCAGCAACTGCCTCAGCCATAGCCTGTGAACCGCAGAGGATTGTGTCAAAGACACGAGTTACTGGGGTTACAGTTACAGTTGTTGTTGCTGTAACTGCTGCTGTGTTAGCAATAGATACAGTAATTGTTGTTGTTGAACCTGTTGTTGAGATGTCAGAAATAAGTGCGCCTGAAGCGATACCTGTTCCTGCAATCTTGTCGCCAACTTCTGCACGAGATGCGATAACAGATGATGAAGCAACGCCGAATGTGAATCCTGCTGATGTTCCTGCAACTGTTACTGCTGTTGTTGTTAGCGCTGTCTGGTCTGCACCTGACTTGCTTGAGTAAAGACGTGGAGACTCTACGAAGAATGCGCCTTCGTACTGTCCGATTTCGCCAGCCCAAATCTTGTCAACAGATGGTGTTGTCTGAGCGTGAACGAAGTTCCAGCCCATATTGCCTGTCTCTGCACGAAGGTCGTGTGAAACTTCTGGGTGGATTCCAGCCCAGTATGCTGTGCCACGACGAGCCTTAGCCTTGTTAGCACGCAACTTTGCTACAGCACGACGGATGTCTGCTGAGTCAATTGTGTCTGCTGCATCTACGTTTGCAACTGCTGTTGCGTTACCTGCGTAGATGTTGTTTGAACCTGAGCGTAGTGTTGTCATTGCTACTGCGTCAATTGAGTCTGCAGCATTGTAAGCAATGATGTTTGCAATACCTGGGTCAACGTCTGCGAGTGAGAATAACTGTAGAGCACGAGTTACAAGAACAGAGTTACCGAACTCCTGAAGAGTTACTGTAACTGTTGTTGGTGTTGACAATGCAACTGCATCTGGGTCAACTGTTTCTGTAAGTGCTGATGTTGACTGGTCAAGGTCAACCCACTTCTGTAGGACAACTGTTTGTCCTGGGAATGCTTGGCGTGCTGGACGCTTATCTGCGACAGAACGAATTAGTGGTTCTGAACGGAGAGCAAACTCTAGAAGGCGGTCATACGCCTTCTGTACGAGACCAGCGCCACCTACTGTACCGCCTAGCGAGGTGCTAGAGGTATCTGTATATTGGTTGGACATTGTTTGGTCACCTCCAAGTGACTATGAACGGATAATTACTGCTGCGAACGGAGCAAGTCAATGATGTCTTCTGTGCTGCCAGCATTGTTCAGACGCAACTCAAAGTCTTCTGCTCTATCGGGAGTTATGGCACTCTGTGCAATTGTGTCCTGTTGACGCAATGTTGAAAGATTTTGTTCTTTCTGAGTGTCCTGCACCTGTAAACCAAAGAGGTCAGCGTTATCATCAAGCCAGTTTGAAACTGAATCTTCTGAGAAGTCGCCTTCCAAGTCTTTTAGGATAAGGCGTGCAGCCTTCTGATTAACTCCCTTTTTCTCCAGGATTTGCTTGACGGTGCTTTCACGCTGCGACTTGGTAAATGTCTCAAGTTGCTCGGTAAGTTCCTTAATACGCTTCTCATCAGCACGCTTGGCTTTTCTTAGTTTTTTAACTAAGTCTCCGCCTTCGGCTGTGGAATCCATATCTAGGTCGTCGTCGTCTTCATCCCAGTAATTGTTGTTGCTCATAGCAACCACCCTTTCTATTCGTTGTTAGTTCGCAGACCACGATTGCTACTAGGGGGAGTAGGTCGGCTTCTGCTTCCAGTCTTATACGCCTGACGGTGCTGGTAAGTCCGTCAAGGATTCTTAGAATTGACCCTGTGTTGTCTGGGTCAGACCTGTGCGGGCAATACCTGTTCGCCCACTAAATGCTGCAATCTCTCGTGATGTTAAGCGTTCACGCTTGCGCTGTGCTTCTGCAAGAGAATTAAATACTTCTTGCTCTGCTTCGCCAAGTCCGTAACCTGCTTCAACTCCACCATAGATTGCTGAAAGTTTCTCTGCTGTAGGCAGGATGTCTGCGATAGTCGCATAACCCTTACGAGCCTCAGCCTGTGTGACTCCTTGTGCAGCAAGTTGTTCTGCAACAGATACTCCTGCTGTGATTCCCTGTACCGCTGCTGCTGCACCAATCTCTGCTGCTGCAACCTGACGTTGAATCTTAGGTAGTTGCTGGTTAGGGTCAAGAACATATGCAACAAGGTCAGTATTGCCGATACCGTAGTAGTCACGCAACTGCTTTGATACTGATGGGTCAGCATTCTGTACACGCTGTACTGCTGTTACTACGCGGTCAGATAGTTCTGCTGCTGATACGTCATTAGAAATAAACTGACGGACATACTCATCTGTGTCAAACTGCTTAAGTCCGTATGCTCGTAGAACCTGACGGTATCCGTCTTCTAGGTTGAGATACTCTGCAGGTGTAAGCACCTGAAGATTCTTCTTAAGACGTTCTGAGTTAGCAGCAAAGCGTTGCTGATACTCAGGTGTCTCCTGAAGAGCAAGAGTAATAGTAGCCTCTGTTGCTCCATCTACTGCTAGGTCACGAATCTTTGTTACTAGTGAACTCAAGCCATACTTATTAAAGCGGTCAGTAAGAACTGCAATAACTGACTGGCGCTTAGACTCTGTTTCTTTGGCTGCGTTGGCTGCTGCAATATTTGCTGCTGCTGTGTTTTGATTCTGAAGTGAAGCAAGTTGTGCCTTAAGATTTGCAATCTCATCAGATGTTGCGCCATTTGTAGATGATGTATTTGTGGCTGTAGGTGTTGTTGAACTGTATGTCGTCCATCCACCTGCTGCATCTTTGGCAAATCTAGCACCGAATGTCTGAGATGAATTAGGTCCAGTAGCAACAGATAGTTGGTAGTAAACCTTTCCATCTTTGTCTGTGAAAGAATCAATCTTATATCCAGGATAAGCAGATGCTGCACCAAAGAACTTTTCTAATTCCTTTGGAAATGCCCCTGCAGTAAATCCTGCTGGAAGATTACTGGTAACAACTACATCAACTGGTGCTGGTTCTTCAGATGTTGAGCCATCAGAATAAGATGTTACCTTAATTCTATTAGCGCCAGTTCCCTTGTAAGATGTTCCTGTTACAGTCTTAGCAGTTGGTGTCGCTGCTGGTGCAGGTGTTGTTGAAATATTTAATAACTTTTTCTCAGCATCAGTTAGTGTTGCGCCAGATGTAAGTCTCATTAGAGCAGCACGGGCTGCATCATTTGATTGAGAGGCTGTTGCTGGTGTTGCTGCTGCAGCCTGTGCAGAAAGTTTTACATCAGATGGGTCTTTCTGATTAAGCGACGCAAGATATTCTGCGTATGAAGTCTTGTCCTCTGGTGGTAGCCCAGCCTGTAATCTAGCCCATTGTGCTGCTGTGTATGCCATTAGGCTAGCCCCCAATCACGAAGAACTTTAAGTGATAACGAGTCAATTGTGTCTCGTGCATTATTTGTGTATTCCCATTCAGGAGTGCTGCGTAGTTCTTTTTCAAACTGCCATAGTGGTTTGACTGATGGCTTGCCATCTGGACCTATGTACTGCAAAGCACGACGCAAGATAGGGTCGTTGTATCCGATTGAGTCTGGGTCCTTCTCAAGGATGTTAGCCATAGAAGACTTGTAGGCAGAAGCCAAAGCATCAAGGCTTACGCCCTTATCAATCTGGTCTTTGTAGACTGGATATGTGCTAGCAGCATCCATACGAATCTTCTCTTGGACATCTGCAACTGTTGTCAATCCAGCAAAGATATCTCGTGAGTAAGTATCAAAAGTATTTTGGTCGTACTGCATACCGAATGAGTTTGCATATGACTTAAGTGAGTTAACCTGAGAAAGGGTGTTGCCACCAATTTTTCCCTGGAATGCAGCCAATGCCTTGACATCTAGTTCTTGGTCAGACAATCCGCCAAGGTAAGCATCTTCGGTTACTGTATTGAATAGCGCTTCACTTAATGTAATTCCAGACTGAGCCAAACGCACACGCTGAGCAGCGCGATACTTGGAAAGGTCTTGTGCGTATACCCCTGGGCGACCTAACTTGGTTTCGCCTCGTGACTGTGATAAGTCAGATACTTCTGTGAAGTACTTACTTGAACGCCAGTAACGCTCTGCGTCAGTAAGGTTATCTGCAAGGAATGCTTCCCACGCAAGACGTAAGTTAACATCATCAGGACGGCTATCAATAAGAGCCTGTGTTAATCCCTTTGATGATGCTGCTTTGGCACCAGTTGATGATGATGTACCTGGACGACCATTAGGATATTTCTTATTGAATGCAGCAAGAGCAGCATCATAGGCAACCTTAAGTGAAGGGATGCCCTTCATCTGGTTGAGAGAAGCAAGTTCCTGGTCGTATGCAATCTGTTCTTTTGTGTCAGCCACTATACTTCCTACCTGATTCCTCGGATGAAGTCAACGAAGTCAAGACTCTTCTTCTCTTCGTAGTCTTCTGTTCCAGTAATCTTGCTCTGGATAAATGCTTCTGCCTTTTCACGACTAAACCCTGGCTCAGTAACTGAGTAACTTTCCTTCAAGCCAGTCTCAGGATTGATGCGGGTCTTGTTAGTTGTAACAGTTCCCTCTTCAATCATCTTCTGAATTGCTGTATAAAAGTCTTTGCTTTCGCTATCTGTAGGCTTACGTCCTAATGTTTTAGAGATTGTGTCTGTAATAATGCCCTGGACTGTAGCCTCGTCATACATATAAACCTGACGGCTTGGAAGATTCTCTTTCTTCTTTGGTGCAGTTTCCTTTGCATACCATTGTAGGTACATCTCAGGTGTAATCTTCTGCTGACCTTCAGATGTTTGATACCAGTCAGATGCACCATCTACTGCCATCTCCCACATCATACGACCCTTGATTGGGTCAGTCTCAAAGCCATACTTCTTTAGCGCTGCATTCCACTTTGCCTTGACTGCTGGGTCTGTGATGTAAAGTTTCTTTGCATCATTAAGAGGAACGGTACGGTCTGACTTGCCAGCAGGAATGTTGTATGTAGTTCCAGTAGGACTCATAACTGTACTAGCAGCATAAGCCTCTGAACCTAGATATACAGTTCCAGGAGCGTATCCTGTAGCAGCGCTAGATTCGCCACTAAGTTTAGCCTTTGCCTTATCTGCAGCACTCATTATAAGCCCTTCCGAAGGTCATCATTTTCAAGTATGCGTGTATAGATTTTGTTGAATGTAACATCTTGGTCAATCAAGTCACCAATGAACTCATCCCAGATTTCCTTGATATCAGCGTTACCTTCATTGTCAAGACTCTTTGATTTGCGTTGAGACAAAGCATTTACAATCAATTCACGAACTTCCAAGTATTCCTTCATACTCTTCATATCGGAACGATTGGCAAGACGTGGGTCCTTGACTGCAGTATTAGCAAACTTCAAGAAGTTGTTAACCTTGCCTGTATCAATCTTGCCTCGTGCTGTTGCCCAGTCAGGGTTCTCCTGAGACAACTCAGCAATAAACTCTTCCTTGATTTGCTTAAGGTCTTCAGCACCCTTTGAGTTTAATGTCTTAAGACCACGAGCAATACGCTGTGCTTCAATTAAGTCATTAACCTTGTTGTACTCAAGCCAACCCTTTTCGGCATTAGTCTCTTTAATAGCCTCGTATGGGTCTTGAGACTCACGGAACTTGCGTGTGCTACCTGGGGCTACTGCCATCTCACGCTGCTTTTGATAAACAGTAGGTGAGAATTGACCTGCGTTAGCATCTCCTACAAGGAACCAACCGTACTCAGGGTTCTTTGCAATCAAATCTGACAGTTGCTTTGTACGCTTATCTGCCTCAATAGTTGCGCCAATACCTGTGTTGTTCTTAGATAGGCTAGTTGTAAAGAGATAGTAGTCATCTCCGTACCTGTCGTAGAACTTATCAGCAGCAGTTACTGGGTCTTCTTCACGAAGACGGTGGTACTCATCAATGTAGTACTGGTAAGGTGAGCGTGTATTGGTTGCAAATGGCAAGACCAAACGTGCTGCTGCTTCCATACCAAGGATATCTCGTACTCTCTTATTGATTTCCTTAGCACTAGGTGCTGTAGCACGAAGACCGCTGTCATACTTTTGGTTCTCTTCTGCTGCAATAAGCACAGTTAAGTTCTTACGCATAGGGTCATCTTCATCAAAGATGGCAAGAATCTTGCGAGCACCTGCAGATTGAACAACTAAATCTTTCCAACCAGTACCATCTGCACCGTATGGAAGGATTTCCTTAACTAAAGCATTACGTTCTAGGTCTGGAATAGCCTTCAATAGTGCTGATGCTGGGAACTGCACGAACCAACCTGCACCTGGATTCCACCAAGCACCACCTTGGAAGATGAGATTGAGTGATGGCTTAGGAATTGCAAGAGGTCGTCCCTCAACTTTACCTAATGTAAGACGCTTAGCCCACTCACCAGGAAGATTAATGTATGTAATACCATCACGTTCTTCAACCATACCTGAGCGGTCAGGTGAATCATAAACTGTTTCTAGTTTACGGATAACTGATGGGTCATTAAGAACAATGCGACCCCACTTTTCAGCCACGTCAGCAAATGCTCCGAAGAAGGGGAACACATACTTAAGACTCTTGGCTGCAGATACACGCTCTGATGTATCGTAAAGTGTACGACGTAGTTCTGCTCTTGCCCATTGACGGGATGAGTTTTCTAGTTTACGCAGATAAGCCTGTGGAATATCCTTGCCAGGGTATGTTTCAATAGCATTCTGTACAGATGCTGCCATACGCTTGCGATATAGGTCAACAAAGAGTGGATTACGAACTAATTCAGATTCTGGGATTTCACCCATTACTTTATAGAATCCCTCTAGGAAATCACCCCACATACGGGCAGCAACGCCTGTTCCGTTGGCTGCACCTATCTGTGCTGCGTTCACATCAGGACGACGTGTGGTATCTGTACCGAAATACTTCTTGATATCGTCAAGAGTAATAGCACGCTTAGATGCAATGTCCTTTAACTTAGGATTAACCCAAGATGGGAACAAGTTCTCAACGTTAAGCATATTGGCTTCAGCGATAGCACGGGCATCACGACCCATTGCAAGGTTCTTAAGAATCTTACGACCCTCAGAGTTCTTCAATAGGAACATCTCTGCTTCATCAATGAGTTGTTCTCTTGGCTTATTCTGTAGCAGGATAGAAGTCAACTTGCTATTACGGACTTGACGATTAACTACACGGTAGTAAGCATCTTCCCACATAGCATCTGAACCTCTGATGACAACGAAGTCCCCGTTTGTCTCATATAGGTTCTTTAACTTCTTTGAAGATTCGCTGAAATGGTTATCAACAATCTTCGCTGCGTTAGCAATAAACTTCTCTTGAATAAATCTGGCTCGCTCAGGTGTAGCACCCAAAGCATCTTCATACTTAACGCCATCAATCTCACGCAAGCCAAGACCATAGCGGTCCTTAATCTTGATTGTGCCATCAAGCATCTTGTCAATTTCGTCAATCTCACGCTGAATCTGGATTGGGTCATCTGCATTGTCTAGCATTGCAACCAACTCAGAACGCTTAGTGTTCAACTTGACGCTATCGCTCCAGTTGTAGATGTCATCTAGTGATGCACCCTTGAATCCATTAGAGACAATGTTTCGTGAGCCAGCCTTAATCTTGTTAAGGATAACCATAGGTCCTGCTGTGGTGAGGATACGCATATGTCCCTCAGTCACGTTACGGACTGGGTAACCAAGACGGGCTAAAACTTCAAACTTAAGTAGTGAGTCAAGACCATCAATCAAATCTTCGCCTAAACCTTGGGCTGGGCGTAGTTTGTTGTAGACCTTACCGAACTTATCTACACGCTGTGCTC